ACTTCGTCTTCTAAACTTCCTGTTACTTTTTCTTCACTTTTTAATTCTTGTGAAATATTTCCTTCTTCTTCCTCTACCTCTTCTCCCTCTTCTTCTTCCTCTTCTTCCTCTTCTCCCTCTTCTCCCTCTTCCTCTCCCTCTTCTTCCTCTTCTCCCTCTTCTCCTTCTTCCCCCTCTTCTTCTCCCTCTTCTTCCTCTCCCTCTTCTTCCTCTTCTCCCTCTTCTTCCTCTTCTCCCTCTTCTTCCTCTTCTCCCTCTTCTTCCTCTTCTCCCTCTTCTTCCTCTTCTCCCTCTTCTTCCTCTTCTCCCTCTTCTTCTTCCTGTCCAAAATTGTCTTCACTAGTTTCATGTATTCTTGCTTCTTCTAATTCTTTTTTTGTAATAATAGGAGATTCATCTATATCAATTTCTTTTTTTATTGGAGTATTACTCATTATATATTAAATATATAGTTTATAACTTTTTAATAATTTATTTAATTCAATTAATATATTCTTTTTTTCTATATTATAATTTCTAATATACTTTTCTGCATCATTAATATTAACCCATTCTATTTTACTTATTTCAAATAATTGAAATTCTTTTTTTGGTTCATTTGTATTATTTATATATGCTAAAAAATATTTGTGTTTATATGATTTATAATTTGAACCTGTAAAAATTTCTTCTAATGGTAGAATATTTGTTATATTTATTAATTCATTTTTATCATAACCTGTTTCTTCTTCAAATTCTCTTAAACCACAAACCATATCTCTTTCTTGATAATTTCTTCTACCTTTTGGAAACCCCCATTCTGGCTCTAAATAATTTTCAACACAACAATTTATTATATCTTCTAAATTATAAAAATCATTATTTAATTTTATACCATTTTTTAATTGTATAAACTTATATTTTGATGTTTTTTCTTCATTTTTATATTGATTTGTTATATTTGTTCCCCACAAATGATTCCAAAGCTTATCAAATTCATTATTTAATATAAAATTTCTCTCATTTAATGTCATTTTATCAAATAAATTTATTAAATATTGTTTATCTTCTAAATTATATTTACCTCGCATAAAATCTACAAATGATAAACTATCTTTTCTCCTTATTAATAAAATTTCTGTATTATTATTATTTTTTCTTATTGCTATTACACCTATTGACGTTATAGGAATCTTACATTGATGAAATAAATGACCTAGCTTGCCGCAATTATTACAGAATGTATTTTTCTTTAAATTCATTTTTTGTTTAAACTATATATTTTCTTGTTATGTTTTTATATGCTTTTGTATAAATCTCTCTATTATAAATATATTAATTATGTTTTTAAACAAGTTATTTTATATAATTATAAATAAATTATGATTACATATTTAGATGAGAAAGTTTGGGGACCACTATATTGGAAATTTCTTTATACAATTGCTTTAACTTATCCTAACTATCCAAATGAAGTTACTAAAAGAAAATATTATGATTTAATTATGAATTTTCCTCTATTTTTACCCAATGAAAATATGGGAAATACATTTTCTAAATTTATTGATAATTATCCTCCACAATCTTATTTATCAACTAAGGAAAGTTTAATTAAATGGGTATGGTTTATTCATAATAAAATAAATATTTTTTTAGGTAAACCTGAAATGGGATATTATGAAGCTATGGATGCATTTTATGAAGATTATAAACCAAAAGAAGTTAAAAAAAAAGAAGAACAAAAATCAAAACATAAATATATTTTTATTAGTGTTATTATTTTACTAATTTCTTTGATTATATTTTTATACTTTAGTAATAAATAAAATATTAATAAAATATTAATAATATATTATTAATACATGAATGAAGAAAAACAACTACAATACATAACTAAACTTTTAAAATTACTAAATAGAAATAAAAGAAGTACAAAATTACCACAAAAAAGATATAAAAACCGCAATGATTTATTGCAACCATGCATAATGAAAATTCATGCATTTCCTACTAAAAAAAATATAGCGGGTAAAAAAATATTTAAATTAAAAAAAAATACACAAAAAACACCCGCTAAAGTAAGACAATATTATGATAAAACATATTTACAAAAATTAAAAAGAACAGCAAAAGAAAGACTAAATACTCCTCATGAAAAACTTTCTCATTTTACATCAGAATTTCCTCCTCTTAAATTAGCACCTCGAAATACAATTCAACTAAATAAAAAAACGAGAAAACTTATAAAAAGTCTACAACAAGCACTCAAAGTATCGCGTACAAAAGTAAATGAAAAAGGTGCAACTCATTATGAAAACGCAAGTGCTAATATTCCAGTATGGAGTTCCATTGTTATTCCTGAACTTAGAAAAAATATTACAGAAAAACAAACACCATATAATAGTGAACGAAATTTACAAAAATGGAGAAGATTAAGAACATTAAGAAGAGCAACAAAAAAAGAAAACATAGAAAAAAAAAAGAAACTAATGAAAAAACTTATTTTTTCTATTTTAACTAAATAGTAAGTTTATATAATTATAATATACCAATTATATAAATTATGAAATTAGAATTATTTATAGGAATAATAGTAGTAATTTTTGTAGCAAATATATATTTTGAAGGTAAAATTTTAGCAAAAATTAAATCATACAGCAAATATTATAAAATGGCTTTTATTGCTTTTGCTGGATTATGCATATATATTTATTTAAAACGATCTCCTCAAAATACTAAAGAATTTTTTGCAAATGCAAATGGATATATTAAATATCTACCTGTTGATAGACAAACAACATCTATGTTAGCACCAATTATAGATTTTACAGGAAAAACAATAGGAGATTCAATAAATAGTAACTATAATCAAGTTAATCAAAATCCTTATAATAATTTAACAGCCCAACAAAAAAAAATTCTTAATGATTCAAAATCAACAAAACGCTCTGTTAGTGAAACAAAAAAGAAATTTGTTGCTTCATCACAAAACTGGCAGTGTAAACATTGTGGATGTAAACTACCGGCATGGTTCGAAGTAGATCATGTAACTAAATTAGAATATGGAGGTTCAAATAATGTAGATAATTTAGTAGCATTATGTAGAGACTGTCACGGTAAGAAAACTGCACTAGAAAATTTATAAATAAATTATTTATTATTATATATAATATATTAATAATATAATCATGGTTTCTGACAACGAAAGTTTAAAACAACTAAGAAAAAAAATTACTAGCAATATTTTCTTAATATCAAGTAAAAACTTAATATTCATTAGAAATTTTTTTGTAAATATAATAAATATTATTGTTAATTCTTCAAATTATAAATACTATGTTAGTATTTTATTGACTTTAGTTTTTATACTTTTAGTAATTCTAATAAATTTAATAAATGTACCTGATAAATACGTTCAAATTATTTCATTACTATTGGGAGCAATTATTATAAGTATTTTTTACTTTTTTGTTTATAGAAATGAACAAGAAAATGATAAAGGTTTAGCTGTTAAAGGTAATATAGATTCACATTACGAACAAATTGATTTATATAAGAACGAACGTAAACAATTAGTTAAAGATAAATTAGACAGTGACAGCAAGTCTATAAAAAAAAAAATATTTGATAAAGAAAATTTTAAATTAAGTATTTTTCAACCTATAAAAAATTTATTAATTTTTTTTTCATATTTGATTTTAAGTATTTTATTAATAGTTTTATGTATAGTTTTTATTTATAATTTATATAATAATTATCAAAATTTGTATTTTTTAACTAAAATATTTTTAGGATTTGGAATAGTAATTACAATATTAGCTATTATTGCTAAGAGTTTTTCAGTTGTACTTAAAAATTGTGAACATGAAAAAAATCAAAATATAATAATTAAATTTTTATGTATTATCAAAAATATTATCTTTTTTATACCTTGTTTACTTGTTATATTAGCAGAAGAAATAAATAAAGATATTAAATCAACCCCATCTGCTGTATATTTATTATTTATTTTATTACTAATTTTTGTTTCTTTATTTATGGGCTTACCATCATTATTTCAATTTATTATTAGCATGAATAAACATGATTTATTAGCTGGAAAAGGTCCTTATTATTTAGACAAAAAAAGAGTAATTGGTAAATATCAAGATTTTAGTAAAGAATATAAATCCATTACAAATAAAATTGCTCCTAATGGAAGTAAATATACATTATTTGGTGAAGATCCAAGTCAAGAATTTAATGTTAAAGTATTGTTTGGATATTTAGGAAATAAAAAATTTTCTTATAAATATACTTATAGTATTAGTTTTTATCTTTATTTAAATCCACAACCTCAAAATACAAGTTTAGCATATAATAAAGAAACAGAATTATTTAATTATGGTAATAAACCAGTTATATTATATGATGGAACTAAAAGAAAATTACTAATCAAGTCTAAAACACAAACAAGTGAGGGAAGTCAAACTGATACTATTTATGAAACTAAAAAAATTAAATATCAAAAATGGATGTTCTTCACTATTAATTATGAAAATAATATAATTGATGTATTTATAGATAATAAATTAGTAGGTTCCAAGAAAAATGTTCCACCTTATTTTGATAATGACAAAATTAGTATCGGAGAAGATAATGGTATTCAAGGAAGTATAAAAGAAATATTTTATTATGATACTCCTCGTCCACCAAGTAATATTGAATTTATGTATGATTTAACAATAAAACCTGGTGAAGGCGAAGTAAATTTTATAAAAGATAGATTAAATGACAAATTACAAAAAAACTTTCCATTATAATTTAATATTTTAGTAAATATTATAATAAGAAAATAAAATAATGAGAAAATAAAATAATATAATAAAAAAATATTATATTAGTTTATATTAAATAAAAATGCAAGTATCTAACATTATCATTATAACAATATTAGTTTTAATAGTAATTTTTTTTATTAGCAGAGTATTTTTTCAAACAGATATTATTTATGACATGATGTGCAATGCAAGAGAAACTTATGACGCGGGAATAAATGAGATTGACAATCAAGATTTAAAAGACAGTACTACTTCTAATTTTATGTTAAGTGTTTGGTTTTATGTTAATAATTGGAGTACTGATATTAACCAGGAAAAAAATATTCTTTTTGTATCTAATTCTAGTGAAAATGACTCTACTTTTACTGAAATAGTAAACAATTTTAGTGGTATTAGTAATAGTCGCTGTGATACTAGTACTGGTAGTTCTTATAAAAATTTAAATATATGCTTAGGTAAGTATGAAAATAACTTATTTATAGATATTGAAACAGCCGCAACTACTTCATGTAATGGTTCAACATTTACCAGATATATAATTAAAAATATTCCAATTCAAAAATGGAATTGTTTAACTTTATCTGTTGATACAAAAACATTTGATGTTTATCTAGACGGTAAATTAAGAAATTCATTTATTTTACCTGGAATCTATCACAATGGATTGAACGACCCCAATAGAAATAGAACTATCTATATTGGTAATATAAATTCGAGCAGCGCGCCCGGATTTGAAGGTTTTATTACTAGAATCAGATATCAACCTAATGCTATTAACCCGCAAGAAGCATATAATATTTATAAAGAAGGAATTAGTGCCTCTCTCGCTAAATCTTTATTTAACAAATATGGATTGAAAGTCAGCTTCTTGGAGTATAATACAGAAAAACACTCTTTTTCCATCTAACCATAATGCTAACAATTTTTTTTTATGTATAAAAAAAAATTGCTATAATATAAATATATTTCAATAATGTTTATTAGTTTAGAGAAATTTTAAAGTAATTATCATTATTGTTTTAAAAAAAATTATAAAATTATAATATAAATATAATAATAATGGATAACGTTAATAATTTATTGGGAAATGTAAAAAAAAATATAGTAACTTACACTCCTTATGGTAGTGAAAAATTTTTTTCATCTGGAAGTGAATTTCTAAATTCAAATACCTTAATTGCAAAAGCAACTTTTTTATTACTTGTTATTATATTATTTGTATTTTTATTTTATGTATTTAGTAGAATTATCATTGTCTCTTTAACTCCCACTGAAAATCCTTTTATTATTAAAGGCATGAAAGATGGTACTCAATCTATGACTATTACACAAACATTAGCTAATAAAAATTCAATACCAATTTATAGAAGTAAAAATGAATATGATGGAATTGAATTTACTTATGCATTTTGGATATATGTAAATGATTTAACATATAATGACCAATCAGACTTCAAACATGTTTTTCATAAAGGTTCTCATAAACAAGCTGATAATGTATTACCAGGTATATATGGTCCGAATAATGCTCCTGGTGTTTATTTATATACTGGTAAAAGAAATGTATCTGATAGTTTATCAACAAACTACCCTATATTAGGAATGTTAATTAGAATGAATGTGTTTAATGACAATGAAAACGAATTTAACCCGCAAAAATATTTTGATGATATTTATGTTGATGGTATACCTATAAAAAAATGGGTTGGTGTTGTTATTAGACTAACTGGTCAAAATATAGTTGATGTTTATATAAATGGAACTTTAACAAAAAGACATAAATTAAGTAATCTTGTTAAACAAAATTATGATAATCTTTATATTAATCTTAATGGTGGATTTTCAGGCAATCTTTCTAATTTAAGATACTATAATTATGCAATTGGAACATATGAAATATATAAAATTACATCAGAAGGACCTGATTTAACTATTTCAGAAAATACAAATATTAATAAATCTAAACCTTACTATTTATCTTCACAATGGTATTTTGATGATACTGATCCTTTAAGTAATTAACTAATTAAATACAAAAAGAATCTAAATTATTTATTATTGATTAATATATAATTAATAATAAATATGGTATACACTAATATTGTAGATGCATCTAGAACTCATTTTATATTAATTTCGTCTAATTATAATAACAATTCAAGTTTTATTGGAACAAAAATTAATATTAAAACTTTTATTCCATCTAACATATTAAATAATAATAACTGCTATGAATTTGATAATGAATTTGATAATAATATATTTGGTGAATCCAATTTTTCTAGTGAAAAATTTAAGAATAGAGTAATTTTTTCTACTAAAATTGATGATCAAGACAAAAACCCAGTAACACTTTTAACTCAACAAAATTTATTTCATAATATAAAATTTATACAAAAAAATAATGACTTTAATAAACCTAGAATATTATTCATAAAATATAATGTTACTAATAATATAGATAATAGCAATCAATATTTATTCAATTATACTGAAGATTCAAGTCCTATAATTGACTTGCAAAAAATAATTATTAATAATATCACACATTTTATGTATAATACTAATAATGATATTGAAAAAACTAATGATTATAATGTTTCTAATAGATTAAAAAGATTAGTTTATTATTTTAATATTTATAAACCATTTGTTAATAGTGACTACTTTAAATTCAAATTTTCTGATTTTATAGATTTTAGTTTTATATTACAAAACAAGTTATCACAAAACAATAGTAGTGAAATTTCTTATAATTTATTAGAAATTACTGCTAATAATATAAATTTAGAAAATAATTTTGCTTCTAACAATTTAATTAATTATGATGACGGAAATAATTTCACTAATTTATTCAAATTTGAACATTTAGGTCCAATAGATAGTAATTTATCTGCTATGGATATATCTACAATTTCTCTATTTGATTTAAATGAAACCATTGGCTATAATTTTGATAATATTCTATTATATAATAAATTAAATAATATTACTACTATTCAATATAGTTTAAAATATCCTCATTTTTTAAATAATCCTTTTCCTAATTTTTCATCAGACGTTCCTTTGATTTACTCATCAGTCATTGATTCATATAATAGTAAATATATTAATTTTATTGTTTTAAAAGGTTATGATTATTTTTCAAAAGACTACGGAAAAATTTATTTAACAAGCGATTTTACTTATTTAAATTCTAGAATCTTAGGTTTTAATAATAATTTTTATGATTATTCAATTAATAACACATATTCAAATGGATTACATGATAACTCTATGGTATATTTATCATTAGGTAATGCTATTACGGGTATTACACAAAAAAATTTATATACAAATATGAAACTTGATATTCAATCAAATATAGTAGCAACATCAACTCGAAGGCACAAAAATTTAAATAGGTTAAATAAAATATATTTTAGCAATCATGTTAATTCTATAAATGTCCCTAATACACTTAAAAATAAAAATTATTTATTAGAAGAAAACTATGATTACGATTACACTAACATACTTTATAATAATATTCAAGAATCAAATACCAAAATCAGTAACTTAAATTTATTAGATTTTTATCATAACTATAATTCTGATTTTTCACATAATATTTATAACCATCGCTTTAAGTCATTAGGTTTACTTAATAATAATATTAATATCAATAAATTTGATTTAAGTTATGTTAGTAGTAATAATGAATTTTTTATAAATACTAGAACGGATATTTCATATTTAGCTTCAAACTATAAATTAAGCTTTAATAATATATTTGCTAATTCATATAATGCAATTAATAATTTATTTAATCAACCAATTAGTAATAATTCTTTAAATTATGATTTTAGGTTTAATTATAATTCAACATTTGATGTTGATATATTTTTTTCATTAAATTATAATTATAAATCTAATATAAATGATTTATCTTTTGAAGGATTAAATGATTATGCTGATAATTTATTATTAAATTTTCATAAAATTATTTTAAACAGTAATATTGTTACTTCTCGTGCAAGTGATTTTACTAATGTTGATTGCATTTTTATATATTATCCCCCTGATGATGATAATACTCCTGAACAATTTAAATATCCATATAATAATATTGAAATTAGTAATAATCCAAATATTGATACATTATCTAAAGCAATTCAATTATTACCTGATGCTAAAACATCTGTTAGTAATAGTACATTTATTCCTGCTAAAAATGGTAGTAATTTATCTAGAAAAAAAATTCAAGGATTAATTGGATTAAATGATATTCCTTCACTTTTATCAATAAAACCTTATGATGAAAATAGTATTATTGGTAGAGGATTTGTAAATCAATATCAAATTGAAGAAGAATGTAAAACTGATACTCAAAAAATTGAAGTCAAATTAAATTCACAAAAACATATATCAGTTAAAACTCGTTCATTGAATAATTCAGTTAATACATATAATGTTCCTAGAACAATAAATTATGCTAATATTGTTAGAAATAGAAGACAAAATCAAAATTTATCTACAGCAGAAACTTGTCAAACTAACCCAGCAACTATAAAAAATTATACTACTCCTTTTACAAACTCTTTATGGAAAAAAAGATAAAAAACCATAAATATATTTTAAAATTGATAAAATATTTATGTAAAAAGTTTTAAAGTAAAACATATAATAATATTAAATGATATCTTCAAACGAAGATGGAACGTTTAAAAAAATACCTATGAAATTTAAATTGTTTAAACTTTATGATTTCAATGTATATGATGGATATAGTAAAGAAACTGATTTGGATAAATCTAATTTTCACCCTTATAAAGATAATAAAAAATTTATAATTCAAATGTTCGGTATTAATTCTTCTGGACAAACCGGTTCAATTTTAGTAGAAGATTTTAATCCATTCTTTTATATCAAGGTTGGTGATAATTGGACTGATTCAACCAGAACTGAATTTATTGGACATATTAAGAAAAAATTAGGAAATTATTATGAAGATTCTATTATTGAATCTAAACTAATTAAAAGACAAAAATTATATGGTTTTGATAACCATAAATTACATAATTTTGTTAAAATTAGTTTTACTAATAATGGAGCATTTAACAAAGCAAAAAAAATGTTTTATAAAGAGACATTTGAAAATGGTTATTATAATCGTGAATTAATTAAAGACGGATATATATATCAAAATACTAATTGTTATCTTTACGAAGCTAATATTCCACCTTTACTTAAATTATTTCATCTTCAAGAAATTAGTCCGTCTGGGTGGGTATTACTTCCTAGCAATAAAGTCAAAACTGTTAATAAAAAAACTACACATTGTGCATATGAATATATAATTAGTCATAAACATATAAAAAAAGCAGATAAAGATGACATTGTTAAATATAATATTTGTAGTTTTGATATTGAAGCTAGTAGTAGTCATGGTGACTTTCCTGTGCCAATTAAAGATTATAAAAAATTAGCTACTAATATTTTGCAACATTATAATGAATTAGAAGCTAAAGAAAATTATAATTGTGAATTATTTAAAAAACAAATATCGGCTGCATTTGGTTATGAAGATATTAATTACATAAACAAAGTTTATCCTAAACTTAAAGAAATTGGTAAAGAACAATTAAATAATATTTTTGATAATTTTATACAATATATTCCTGCTAATGATAAAAATAGACAAGATTATATATTAGAATTAGAAGAATCTGATTCTGAATCTGATAATGATGATGATAAACCTAGTGAATTTATTAAAAAAATTAAGAAAGTTAAAAAATACAATAAAAATGCAAATATTTTTGAAATTATCACTGATGATAAATGTGAATATGAAACTAAATTATTAGAATTAACTAAAGCATTAACTAAATTTTATCCACAATTAGAAGGCGACATTGTTACATTTATTGGTATGACATTTATTAATTATAGTGAAAAAAAACCATATATTAGATACATTATTGTAAAAGGAGGATGTAAAATTCCTGAAAAATATAAACAATGGGTTCAAGAAAATAATGTTAAAATTATTGAAAAACCTACTGAAAAAGATGTTTTATTAGAATTTACTAAAATTATGCAACTTGAAAATCCACACATTGTTACTGGATATAATATTAATGGTTTTGATTGGGATTTTATGTATAAAAGAGCAAAAGAAATTGGTTGTAGTCATGACTTTTTAAAATTATCAAAAAATAAAGATGAGATTTGTATTAATAAAGATTGGCGAACGGGAGAAGAAGACATTGCTAAAAACAAAATTATATTAGCAAGTGGAGAATATAATTTAAGTTATGTTAATATGCCCGGAAGAATAATTATTGATATGTGTGTAATTTTTAGAAGAGAATTTACACTTAGTTCTAACAAATTAGATTATGTATCATCATATTTTATTAGTGATAGTGTAAAAAAAATAGAAATTGATAAAGAAAATAATACTACAGAAATATTCAGTAAAAATTTAACCGGTTTAACAATTGGTTGTTTTGTTAAATTTGAAGAAATTAGTCACTCTGTTAATAGTTATAAAAAAGGTAAAAAATTTGAAGTATTAAATATTAATCTAAATAATGCATCTTTTACTATTAATAACGCTGAAGAATTAGATCTTATTAATTATAAAATTAATTGGGGATTAGCCAAAGATGACGTATCCCCCCAAGAAATATTCAAATTATCAAATAAATCTGATTTTGATAGATTTACTGTTGGTAAATATTGTCTTGGTGATTGTGATAATGTTATTTGGCTTTTACTTAAAATTGATGTTATTACCGATAAAGTAGAAATGTCTAATTTATGTGATGTACCACTTAATTTCTTACTTCTTAGAGGTCAAGGAATTAAATTACAAAGTTATGTTTCAAAAAAATGTGGAGAAAAAAATACTTTAATGCCTGTTATTGAAAAAGAACTTAATGATGATGGTTATGAAGGAGCTCATGTATTAAATCCTAAAACTGGTTTATATTTAGAAGACCCCGTTGCTTGTGTTGATTACAGTTCTCTTTATCCTTCATCTATGATTAGTGAAAATTTATCACATGATAGTAAAGTTTGGACTAAAGAATATGATTTAAGTGGAAATTTAATTAATTCTACAGGAATACAAGATAAAGATGGTAATTATATTTATGATAATTTACCTGATTATACATATGTTGATGTCAAATATGATACTTATAAATATTCTAGAACTACCGCTAAATCTGCTGCTAAAAAAATCGTAGTTGGTTATAAAATTTGTAGATTCGCACAATTTCCAGAAGGTAAAGCAATTATGCCAGCAATTTTAGAAGAATTATTAAGTGCTCGCAAAGCAACTAAAAAATTAATGGCTAAAGAAGAAGATACATTTAAAAAAAATATTTATGATAAACGACAATTAAGTATTAAAGTTACGGCTAATTCATTATACGGTCAATGTGGTGCTAAAACTAGTGCATTTTATGAAAAAGACGTTGCTGCATCTTGTACTGCCATAGGTAGAAAACTATTATTTTATGGAAAAGATGTTATTGAAAGTTGTTATGATAACATTGAAATAACTGTTAGTGATGGTACAAAAGTAATAGCAAAAGCAGAATGTGTTTACGGAGATACTGATTCTGTATTCTTTAAATTTAATTTAAAAACTATTGAAGGCAAAAGGATTATAAATAAACAAGCATTAATTTATACTATTGAATTAGCAAAGCAAGCAGGGAAATTAGCTACTAAGTTTCTTAAAAAACCACATGATTTAGAATATGAAAAAACATATTGGCCATTTAATTTATTATCTAAAAAAAGATATGATGGAATGTTATATGAAGAAGATCCTGAAAAATGTAAATTAAAATCAATGGGTAATGTATTAAAAAGACGAGATAATGCTCCAATTGTAAAAGATATTTATGGTGGTGTCGTAAATATCTTAATGAAAGATAAAAGTCTTGCAAAATCAATTAAATTTGTTAATGAATCATTACAAAATATGATTGAAGAAAAATATCCTATTGAAAAATTATTGGTAACTAAGTCTTTACGAGGATATTATAAAAATCCTAAACAAGTCGCACATAAAGTTTTAGCTGATAGAATTGGATTAAGAGAACAAGGTAATAAACCCTGTGCAGGTGATAGAATGAATTATGTTTATATTAAAAATGATAATAAAAAAGCATTACAAGGAGAAAAAATAGAAACACCTGAATTTATTAAAAATAATAATTTAAAATTAGATTTTGAACATTATATTAGTAATCAAATTATGAAACCATTATTACAATTATTTGCATTAGAATTAGAAAATATTAAGGAATTTAAAGATAAGCAATTTTATATTAAAGAATATAATGATAAAAAAACATTAACATGGGAACAAGAAGTAGAAAAATTAAAAAATAAATGGCCTGAACCGGAGAAATTTATTAAAAAATATGAAGAATTGCGTTGCAAAGAAGTAAAATTATTAATATTTGATAAATTTTTAAAAAAATTATAATAATATATTTTAAATTTTCAAAGGGTGTAATAATTGAAATGAACATATATCACTTGTTTTTACATTATATTTAAAAAATTTAATAAATATTATAATTAAAATAAAATCGTAAAGTATAAAATATCTTTATGGTGAAAATCTTTCCAATTGTAATATTTTTTAAATAAATAATTATATTGCTTTATAATATAATTATGAAAAAAAATAAAAACATAACATTAAAAAATATAAATAAATTTTCAAAAAAATTCAATAACAAACGAACAAATAAAGTTCTTAAAAATATTAATACCAAAGGTAATTTTAAAAATTTAGTTATAAAATCTGATTATTTACAAAATAAAAAAACAATTTTTAAAAATATTATTAATATTGATACAAAAATAACAAATCAGCGCGGGAGCGGTAGATGTTGGATTTTTGCGTTTTTAAATGTTATTAGAATACCAATGATTAAAAAATATAATTTAAATAATTTTGAATTTAGTCAAAATTATCTTTTTTTTTATGATAAATTAGAAAAGGCTAATTTTTTCATAAATTATATAATAAAAAATAAAAATACCAGTATAAACAATTTAGAAATGATACATATGCTAAGTAAACGCACTGATGATGGTGGAAATTGGAATATGTTTATTAATTTAATAGAAAAATATGGAATTATTCCAAAAACAAATATGGATGATCATTTTCATAGTAAAAATAGTTACGAACTAAATGAATTTTATAATAATTTTTTAACGACTGCAGCACATTCAATTAAAAATAGTAAAACTAGTGATTTAAATAAATTAAAAGATGAATTGTTATTTAAATGTTATAAAATATTAGTTTTATTTTTAGGAGAACCACCTAAAAAAATTACTTGGGAATATTATAAAAAAGGAAAAAAAAAAAATATATATAAAACAGTTGAAAATATTACTCCATTGGAATTTTTCAAAAAATTCGTTCCATATAATACATCAAATAAAATATGTTTAATTAATTATCCATGTAAAAATATTCCATACTATAAATTATATAATGTTGATCTTATGTTTAACATAAATCAAGGAAAATTAGAAAACTTTATTAATGTACCAATCGATATTATGATTGATGCTGTTAAGAAATCTATAGAAGCAAAAGAAACAATATGGACAGGTATTGATACAAGTAAATTCATGATTAAAGAACACGGTATATTAGATACAAATGCATTTAATTATAAAGATATTTTTGGTTTTAATAATATAATGAATAAATGTGATGCTTTAAATTATAGACAATCAGGACCTAATCATGCTGTAATGATTAAAGGTTTTAATTTTGATAAAGGCAAAACAAACGGATTTTTAGTTGAAAATTCTTGGGGTAAAAATAGTGGTTTTGATGGTAATTTTTATATGGATGTTGATTGGTTTAAAAAATATACATATGAAATAGTAGTTGATAAAAAGTTTGTTAGTAAAAAAGTTTTATCAGTTTTAAATACTAAACCTATATTATTACCATACTATTCACCGTTTGGTGCATTATTATTTAAATAAAAAATAATAATTTAAAAATTATTTAAATTATTATTTTATGGAGCAAACTATACCTATTAATTTATTAAATATTAATGATAATACTAATGAAGAATGTATGATTTGTAAAGAAAAATTATCATGTCAGCTATGTTATACATTACCTGAATGTAAACACACTTATCATACTTCTTGTTTAGTCAGTTGGTTTAGAAATGGAGATAATAGATGTCCATATTGTGGAAATAAAGGAATTAATAATAAATGCATTGAAGAACATAATTATTCATGGAGAAGATATAGACTCAATAATTTATGTATTCAAGGATTTGAAAATCAATATATAAATGATTTAAAAAAATTTATGAATAATAAATAAAATATCGATAATCCAAATGCTATTAAATTAAAAAAAAATTTTGAAAAAATTAAAATTTTAGAAACTACTTTGAGAAAAAACAATAATTCTTATAAAACATACAAAGAAAAAATTAAAAAAGAGCCGATTTTACATTCTGAATATAAAAAAACTGTCAGTCAATTTAAAAATAATAAATATAAATTATCTAGACAAATAAAAGTTGAGAGATTTAAATTAATTAATAACAATTATATTGTTCCGCTTATTGTACCAACTCCCGTAAATATTCATTAAATTTTTTATTTTCTAAATCTAATGAATGGTTGCTATTTATGATTATACTAATTTTCCACTTATTAAAGTTGATTTAAGCGGAAGTATTAGTAATAGTAGTGATTTTCGAAGTTTTACTGCACCTTGGTTACAATTATACACTTTAAAAAATTATTTTGAATTTGAATTTGATACAAAAAATATAGGATTTGTTAATCCTATTTATTGTATTTATACTGCATTATTTATTAAATCTATAAAAAAACAAAATCCACAATATTTGTTAAAAAGTAAAATATATGTTTATAACAAATATATTTTTAAATTGGCTAAATATATTTTTTTAATTGAAAAACCTGTCGCTCCTCTAGAATTAATTTTAATTAATGAAGATAATACTCAATCTATTCAATACTTTAATCCTTAATTATCTGAAATTTACTGATATTAAATTACTTGGACCATCTTGAGTATTATTTACAAAATTTCCAAATATTCGTCCTAATAAATATCTTCTAAATTGTAAATTGGTTAAATATAATCTCTCATTTGTTTCTCTATTTGTATATCTTATAAAATTTGTATCTCTTAAAACACTATTTCTACAATTTGGACAACTTTGATCTCTTATTAACCAATTTAATAAAGATTCATATTTAAAAATATGACCACAATTATTAATTATTCCAACATCATCATCCATTTCAAATTCTTCCTGTGTAATTGCACACATAGTATCAATTGGATTTGGTAAATCTCTATATTTTAATTTTGTTATATTTCTTGTTATTGCATTAATTAAATTTTGTCTTGATAATTCTGTATAATAATTACTTATTCTTTCTTCTCTTTCTTCATTTGTTTCTTCATTTGTTTCTTCATTTGTTTCTTCATTTGTTTCTTGAATTTGATTGTTATCTTCTTGTCCATTTTCTACTCTAGATTCAGCATCATGTATATGTTGATTATTATTTTCGAAATTCATTTCTTCATTATACACACGACGTCTTCTATTATTTTCTATTGGTACATAATTACGATTATTATAATTTGTATTATAATTATTCCAATAATAATCTAAATTAGTATACATATTAGAAATTATATTATTAGAATGATTTAAATAATTTATTGAATTATTTACTGTAGATATATAATTATTTACTATATTAAAATAATTATTTATATTTGCATCATGTGAATAATAATAATTTGATTCCGGGTTTGACATTAATATAAATTATATATATTTTTTAAAATATGTTTAAATATAAACCATATTAATATTATAATAATGTCTATTGATTTAACTAAATATAAAGATAAAGGATTAACAGGTTTAGCAAATTTAGGCAATACTTGTTATTTAAATTCTTGTATGCAAATGCTTTCACATTGTTATCCTTTAAATGAAATTATTGATAAAATAGATATAAATTCTGTAAACAAAATTGATGATAGTATTTTATTAATAGAATGGAATAATTTAAGAAATTTAATGTGGTCTCAAAATTGTGTTATCTCTCCTAATAGATATGTCAATACTGTTCAAAAAATATCTAAGAATAAAAATATTGAACTATTTAGTGGATTTGCTCAAAATGATTTACCAGAATTTTTAGTTTTTATTATTGATGCATTTCATAATTCTTTAAAACGAAAAGTTGAAATGAATATTAAAGGAACTTCACAAAATAAAACTGATGAACTTGCTAAAGAATGTTTTACTATGATTAAAAATATGTATTCCGAAACTTATTCTGAATTATTAAATTTATTTTATGGAATTCATGTATCTTTATTACATTCTGAAGATAATACAAAAACATTATCTATTAAACCTGAACCTTTTTGCTTAATTGATTTACCAATTCCTGAAAATATACATTCTTGCAATATTTACAATTGTTTGGATTTATATGTATTACCTGAAGCATTAACTGGCGACAACGCTTGGTTCAATGAAAAAACTAATCAAAAAGAAAATGTTAATAAATGTATTAATTTTTGGAGTTTTCCAGAAATATTAATTATTTCACTTAAAAGATTTAATAATTATAACAAAAAAATAAATACTATTATTACTACTCCAATTTATAATTTAGATTTAAGTAAATATGTAGTTGGTTATGATAAAGAATCCTACAAATATGATTTATTTAGTATTTGTAATCATAGTGGTGGTTGCCTTGGAGGACATTACACCGTATTTGTAAAAAATGCTAATAATAAATGGTATCATTTTAATGATACTAATGTTTCTGAAGTTAATGAAAATAATATTATTACTAATAAAGGTTATTGTTATTTTTACAAAAAAATTAAAAATTGAAATAATTGTATTTTAACTATTATTTTATATAATATTTATTTATATATAATAATATGAGTTTATTTAATAATATTAGTCAAGATTTTTTTGGTACATTAAATAGTTTTGGATCTAATCCCTTTGTTTTAGTAGTATTAGTTTTTATTATTCTTATTTACTATGTTATTTTTGCATTTTTAGGAAATTCAAGTACTGATTCAGATAATTTCCCAAAAGGAGGATTTATATTTATTGAATCAATATTATGGGCATTACTTATTTTATTAGTATTTATGAATGGCTTAGCGTATTTTTTTAATATTAATGTTGTTACCGAAATAAAAAATATTTTTGATGAAAAGCCCGAAATACAAATTGAATCTACCCTCAATCAAGATATTTCTAGTGCCTCTTACGATTTAAAAGAAGTTTACCACATTCCTGGTAACCGATTTACTTATCATGACGCTAAAGCCGTTTGCAAGGCATTTGATGGTGAAATGGCCACTTATGAACAACTTTTAGAAGAACAAAAAAAAGGAGCTAATTGGTGCAGTTTTGGCTGGACTAATGATCAATTAGGTCTATATCCTACAAGTGAAAATCATTTTAATAAATTACAAAAAAAAGAAGGACATAAATATGACTGTGGATTACCTGGAATTAATGGTGGTTATGTCGCCAATCCTCACATTAAATTAGGTTCTAATTGTTATGGATACAAACCTAAAATTAGTGATTTAGAAAGTGACTTACTTGAAAATAATGAATTATATCCAAAAACTCAAAAAGAAAAACTTTTTGATAAACGTGTTAATTATTGGAAAAATAGAATCGGCAATATTCTAATTTCACCTTTCAATAATGATAATTGGTTTAAAATATCTTCTGCCTAAAAATAATCAACATCCAAATTATTTAAATATTTTATACTAACTGATCTTTCACTTATTAAATCACGTGCTAACTTATTAAATGCATCTAAATTCGCCTCTATTATTGTTATCGCTTTTTCTAATCCAAAATTTATTAATTTTATTATATTTTCATCTATTTCTGATTTCGTATTTTCACTTAACGACAAATAAGGACTATTTGGTGTTTGAATCGTCCTTGTAAATTCACCATCATCATAACCAAATAATTCTATATATTTTCTAGCTAAATTATCCGCCTGTTTTAAATCTCCGCTCGCGCCTGTTGTTATATCCAAATCTTTTATTGAATTGAATAATTTTTCACTTGTATAATTCGTTTTTTCATAATCATACAAAATTTTATCATACAAAATTATCTCTGCTGCACGTCCGCCCATGATCACTATCAAATTAGCTAATAAATATTTTTTCGTTGGATAAGAATTAAACTTCTCCTTTGGTGTAAATAATGTATAACCTCCTGCCCCATTTGTATTTGCTGTAATTGTTACCTTTCTTACATCAAAAAAATCTCTAAATAATAATGCCGTTATTGTATGGCCCGCTTCATGATATGAAACTAAATTATCTGCATACTCATTCTTATCTTTATTTACTAGCGGTAATCCTATCGTAATTTTCTCATATGCATCTACTAAATCCTTTGAATTTATTATTGTCCTATTTTGTCTTAGTGCTAAAATAATAGCCTCATTTGCCATATTCTCTATATCTGCTCCTGAAAATCCCGACGTTAAAATTGCTATCTCATCTAAATCTGTAGCCTCTTCTACACTCTTATCTCTCAAATGCACATCCAAAATCTTACGACGTCCTCCTATATCCGGCATACCCACACTTACCTTTCTATCAAATCTTCCTGACCTTGTTAGCGCCGAATCTAAAATATCTACCCTATTTGTTGCAGCCAAAACCACTATTTTATCTGTTTTCTCAAACCCATCCATATTTGTTAAAATCTGATTTAATGTTTGTTCTCTCTCCTCATTACCACCACCACCAAATTGTTCTCCTCTTTTTCTACCTACTGCGTCTATTTCATCTATAAATACAACACATGGTGAATTCTTTTTTGCATTATTGAATAATTCTCTTACCCTTGCCGCTCCTACGCCTACAAACATCTGAATAAATTCTGATGCTGAAACTTGAATAAATGATACTCCTGCTTCTCCTGCTACTGCTCGCGCTAATAATGTTTTTCCTGTTCCTGGAGGACCTTCTAATAGTACACCTTTGGGAACCTTGGCTCCTGCTTCATAATATTTATCTGGATTTTTTAAAAAATCTACTATTTCTTCTAATTCATATTTCGCCTCATCACAACCAGCTACATCTTTAAATGATGTATCAATTTCTGAACTATCAATTACTTCTCTCGATTCTAATTTATTAGCATTCATAGGATTCATGGGATTCATCGGGCCTCCTGGAAACCCACCACCTCCCCTTTGAATTAATGCTAATACTGTTGTAATCAAAAAATATACTATCACTGCATTGACTAAAAAACTTATTGGATTTACTCCATTTACAGAATTTGATGCACCTAATTGAACTATTTTATAATAAATATCATTTTTTATGAGAGAATCAACAATTATATCATTTACTTTTGGTAATCCTGTTTCTAAAAAATGTAAATTACTTAAACTTGGGGTAATTCCATCATATTTATTATCAATTACTACCATAGAATTTATAGTATCTGCTGTCTTAATTACACTTACACTATCAATGTGCTTTTGAGAGACTTCTGTTAAAAAATCATTTAAATTCCATTTATCTAACTGGTCTGCACTTTTTGCTAAAGTATTTATTAATTTTGATGGTTCATAATCAGGAATATGACTCATTCTAATTACACTAAATCTTGATTTTGAAACTAATCCGGTTGAAAATCCTGATGCTGACACTAGTAGTAGAGAGATTATAAATTTAATCATAATAATAGTATTAAATTTATATGTTTAAGTAGTAAATTTTAAATATTTTCTCTCTTTATTTGTTTTATATTTCGTACGATTTCCTAAAAATTTAAAATATTTTTTAGAAAGATTATATTCTTTTAGCTTTTTTTTCTTCAAAACTTTTAATCTTACATACATTATCATTCCTACTTGCCATATTCTTTTATGTGAATATTTACCTGTTTTATATAATTTCTCCAACTTATTTATCGTATTTTTTACATCATTCAATGTTTTATACTTTATTGGTATTGTATCATATGGATTTTTATCTATATATACATCAAATGATTTTTTTGGGTCATTTGGATTATATAAAAATTGCTGCTTCTTCTTTTTACCACCTTTATATGTTTTCTTACAATTTTTATATGGAGCACAAGATGCTTTCATGGTGAATCCTTTTGGTTTTGAACTTAAACACTTTTTACGAGAGAATCTTCTTGGAAATGTAAAAACTTTATTATCTTTTTTTCTTATACATTTTTTTGTAGAATTATTTATTTCACAACAATCTATTATCATTGAAATATATTTATTTTTTTTTTCTACTTGGCTTCGATTTTTTTATATTTCCTTTTCTTCTTTTTTTTGAAGAATTGTTTTTATTTTCATCTACTATTGTTATTAATTTTATAAATACCTTTTCATCTAAAATATCTGAACCATCATAATTTTTATTTAATAATGTAAATTTCTTATTTATACAATTTGGACTACTTATATTAAATCCTGGTAAAAGTGCTAAATTTTTATAATCTTTTTTATCAATGTTTAATTCACTTAATAATTTAAACATTTCTTATTATATTATGTAAATACTATTTATATATAATCTATTCTTTATTATATATCCTTTTTATAGATATTACATTCGTAAATGTTCTTTTACTTTTTACAAAATCTAATAACTTATTTGCTTGTTTGTCATCATCAAAATATTCTTTAAAACAATCTAGTAAAAATTTAAAACTCACTACATTAGCATGCTGAGTCTCAATCAAATTTAATTTACCATCACTTATTTTTATTATTGGCGATTTAATATTTTTATCAGAAAAATCTGTTATAATAGACCCTGTTAAAATATTTTTTTTATCTCTTAATTCTTTAACCTGTTCGTTTAATTTCTTTTGTTGATTGTCTAAGACCACCCATTTTTTAATATTTTCTTCTAAACTCATTGATTTATATTAATTTTAAATAATTATTTAAATAATTATTTAAAATATTTAACATTAATAATTATTTAATCTATCTTCTTCTGCGTGTACGCTTTTTGTTTGATTTTTTGGTAGATTTTTTCATAGATTTTTTACTTGATTTTTTACTTGATTTTTTGCTTGCTTTACTTAATTTTTTATTTTTTAAATATTTGTGTAATAAAAATAAACCCGCTGGGACACTTGCATCTGCTAAAAATGAACCACCTCTTTTACCTCTTTTACTTCTTTTACTTTTGCGACGACGACCTCCTAGTTGTTGATTTTCAACATTCATGTTACCTAACTCCATTTATATATTATAAATAGAAAAAAATTATAATTTATTTATTTTATTATTATAACGAATTAATAATACTAAAACTCCTAAATGTAATATAAAACTTACTAAAATAAAAAATATAAAAAAATATAAATAAATCGATATTTCTTTTAAAATATAATCTAGGAATGGTTTTAAAAAATTTTTTATTTCTATCTTAAATTCTTTTGAATTTAGAGTTTTTAAACATTGTTCGTATATAAAGTTATTATTTTTCATATTATTTAAATTAATAATTAGAATTTATTTAATTTATTTTTGCGTGTTATTTTATTTTCATTTTTATATTTTATTTATTAAATGAATAATATTATATTTGATTTAAACCAAACATTTAATTTTTCTATTTTAAATTTAGGTAATCCTACCTTAGCAAATAATAATAATTATATTAGCAAAATTACTCATGATATAACAAATAAAAATTTATATATTCAATTACCTAAATGTACTACTAAACAGGGTATTATTAAAAATTCTTCTAAAACATATACTGAACTTAATTTTTGTATTTCTCAAAAAAATGTTATTGATTTTTTTGAAAATTTAGAAAAATTTTGCATTGAAAAAATTTACGATAATAAAGAATTATGGTTTTATGAATCTTCTAATATAGAAAAAACCGATATTGATGAATTAATTTTATCCACTATGAAACCTTATAAACACGGAAAAAATTTCTTAGTTAAAACATATATCAAATTAGATAAATTAAATATTTACGATGAAAATGAAAATAAAATCTTAATTGATGATTTTGATAAAACTCATGAATTTATTCCTTTAGTAAATATTAATAATATTAAATTTTCTACTAAAAACTTCAGTATTGAAATATTTTTAACTCAAATGATGGTGTTATTACCTTCTGACGAATTTGAAAAACAATTACTTATTAAAACTAAACAACCAAAACATTTAGTAAAATCTACCACATTAACATCAAATGAATCAATAGTACAAGTGACAAATAATGATGAATCTACTAATAATATTACTTTAAATACTAATGAATCTAATACTGAAATTAATAGTGAATCTAATACTGAATCTAATACTGAATCTAATACTGAAATTAATAGTAAATCTAATACTGAAATTAATAGTGAATCTAATACTGAAATTAATAGTGAATCTAATACTGAAATTAATAGTGAATCTAATACTGAAATTAATAGTGAATCTAATACTGAATCTAATAATGAATCTAATACTGAATCTGTTATTGAATCTAGTAAAAACTCAACTTCTTTAAGTAGTCCTGATTTGTCTAAATTTAAAGAATTAATCAATACTAGTGAATCTTCTCCTGAAATTATTACAAAAGAAAATACTTCTACTTTAGTAAAAGAACCTGAATTGCCACAAAATGATAAATTTAAATATTTAATGAATACTGATTTAGAAACTGTTAACATTTTAGATATTCCTGAAACCAAAGAAAATATAATAGATTTAAAATCACATGAAGAAATCTATTTAGAGATTTATAAAACCGCAAAACAAAAAGCAAAAGAAATTAGAAAAAATGCTATTGCTGCTTTTTTGGAAGCAAAAAAAATTAAAATTAAATATAATTTAGATAATTTTGATATTGAAAGTAGTGACGATGATGAAGATTTCTTAAATTTTGATAGTTAAATTTAGAAATAATTAAATAATTATGAAATTATTTTATTATTTATTTTATATAAATGGCTGCTTTCAAGAAATTCTTTAAAGACTTGAAAAATGAACATGTTTTAGGAATTGTAGGTTTAGTATTTTTAGTATTTGCTTTATACCAATATTCTAACAATAAAAATACATTCCAATTAGGAATGAGCAATGGTATGGATATGAAATCTGAACCTACCATTTTATCCAATGCTTCTAAAAAACCACTAGCTAAATCTGTAGTAGGCGCTACCCAAGCAAATGGATACGCTCCATATAATGGTGTTGCACAATCTGTATCTAATTCGGCCACCACTTCATCTGCTATGAATAAACCTCTTGTTAATCCTTCCGATTTACTTCCTAGTGATACTAATAGTGTGTTTGCGGCATTGAACCCTGTAACTAATATGAAAAATGTAAACTTATTAAATTCACGGGTACACAATGGAATTAATACACAAGGTGGAAGTTTAAGAAATGCTAACTTACAACTTAGATCTGAACCTCCAAATCCTAGAACTAACACAAATTGTCCATGGAATATTTCAACTATTGAAACTGATAAATTTAGAAAAGAATTAGAAATTGGTACAGGTTCATAAATTTATTTATAACAAAATATTATAATTTATTATTATAATATTTTATATTATAATGAATAATTTTATTTTTAATACTATTTTAACAATATTTATTATTATTATCGCGTATCGTATTTATATTACTTCTGACTCTTTCCAATTAAGATGTATTATATCTGATATTAATGGAAATAAATATTGCGTTCGTGATAGAAGTAAACTTGAACTAGCCGCAGATAAATTAGCTAATCTTAATATTAAATTAAATAAACTTGTTAAACATTTAGGAGAAAAATATCCTGAAAAAGATAATGTTAAACGGTTAATTAAAGGATATAACCCTCGCAAAATTTATGAAACACTACCAACTAGCGAATATACTGCTTATAGTGAAAATAAAGGAGAAAAACTTGCATTTTGTTTAGATACTGAGAAAAATAGCAATGGTCGTATTATAGATGATAATACTTTAATGTATGTTGCTTTACATGAAATTAGTCATATAGCTACTAAATCAATTGGTCATGATGATGAATTTTGGAGTAATTTCAAATTTATGATAACTGAAGCAAAAAAAATTAATATTTATAATCCAATTAATTATAAAAAAAATCCAACCAGATATTGTGGTATGAATATTACAGATAATCCATATTATGATTATTAATTATTTTTTTATTATTTTTTTAATATTTTTTAATTATTACTATAAATTATATCATATAAATTATATTTACTTGTATTATCATTATGTATTGATTTACTTATAAAACTATATTTATCATAATTTAATTCTGGAAAAAATGTATCACATTCTATTATATTATCTATTAAAGTTACATAAATATTTTTAACCACAAATATATTTGTTTTATTTAAAAATAAATCATATATATTTTCACCACCAATTACCCATATTTCATCATAATTTTTATTATCTAAAAACTCTTTTAAATTTATCTCATTTTTAAAAGTTCTAGTTATATTATTATTATTATCTATATTATCAATTTTTAATGAACTGCTTAATATTAAATTATCCCTATTTGGAAGTGACTTGTTATTTAAACTTAAATAAGTATTTTTTCCCATTATTATTGCATTATTTTTATTACCAGTTGTTAAATTCTTAAATTTTTTTAAATCACTTGAAATCTTCCATGGTAATGAATTATTTTTACCAATTCCTTTATTATTAGTATATGCGACTATAATATTTACAAACATTAATATATAAAATTATATGCTTGTATTTATATAGATGTCAGATATATTTAAACTTTATATTAATAATAATAATAATTTAACAGATTTATACTTATTTATCAAAAATAAATACTTATCAAATAAATTACTTGACTCTATTGTAGAAATTCAATCTAAATATCAAAATGCAAAAGACTTTATTAGTTCTGATTTATTTAAAACTATTTTTATAAACGATTTTAGCGATTTAGATATTAAATATATACAAGAATTTGATATATCTATTCATTTTATTAATGAAAATATTTATTATGATGATACATTAGAAATTATTAAATTCAAATTCTTAAAATATTATAATGAATATATTTCACCATCTTTACAAATTTCTTATGAAGAAATTTATATGTATGGATTAATCAATAAACAATACAATCCATCTGAATTATACAATACTCTTTCTGATAACAACAATAATAAAATTAGTAATGAAAATTTTAAACAATATTTATTAAATATTAATGAACAAATAGAAATTTACGAAAATATATTACAATTTAATAATGGAATTGAACCTGACTTTTTTGATTTTGATTCAATTAATTCTATTACATTAGATGAAATTAATATACTCACTCCTATTGGTCAAAATATTAACAACAAATTACCTCATTTATATACCACAAATCCTTTCCAAGTTAAAAAATATTCTAATTATATTCGTTCAATTATTAATACTTCACTTAATACTAATAATAGTAATCTTCTTTTTGAAAACAATATTGTTAATAATACTTTATTTATTTGTTTATTTCAAGATGTATTAAATTATTCTAAAAAAATATCTTTAGAAGAAGATATTACTATTAAATTATATTTTCCTCTTATTTCTATTAATCAATTAAATAGTTTAGACCTTTTTAATAAAAATAAAGAAGCATTTTTGGATAAAACCAATAAACATTTATCTTTAGAACTTTTTAATAATAAAAATTCATTTATTGATACATTATATTATATTCATAATAATTATGATAATTTTCCACAACTTAATTACACTATTAATGGTATTAAAAATTTGAATTTTAATATACACACCAAAATTAATCTTTCTTTATCATTAGAATCTTTATTCAAAATTATTAATAGCACTTACAATATGCCATTTATTAAATATAATCCTGGAAAAAAACACGAAAATATATATAGACTTTTTTGTAATAAAAAAAATAAAGAAAATAATAAAAAAATACCACTTCTTTCAAAGGAATTAATTATTAAATTCTCCAAAATTACCGGCAAAAATAACACTATTTCTATTATAATTTTTAACGACAACCCAATAGTTAAAGATAATATCAAACTCTTTATTATTGAAATAGATATTTATGGTACCATTAATGTTAAAATTGACTTATTTAATCATGTGAATATTCAAGAATTAGACTCCATTATTCAAATTAATATTAATCCTATACTTGATATTATTAAAAAAAATATTAATAATGATACAAATAATATTTCCCATTTTAAATCTCTTATAGATAATAACATTGAAATTATTAATCTCAATTATACTATTAAAATTGAATCCAAACAAAGTATTAAACTTTTAAATAATATCAAAAATTGCTTATATTTCTTTTTTAACATAATTAGTGATAAACCTAAAGAAAAAATCTATCGATATAAAAGAGTATCTAATTATAATGAAATGAACGACAAAGATGCTTTCATTATTGAACTTATTAAACAAAAAGAAAGTCCTGTTAGAATTATTCAACAATTAAAAGAAAATTTTAAACTAGTATCTACCGAAGAAGCATCAAAAATATTTGAAACTACTATACAATCTCTCAATCTTGTTCAAAATATTTTTAATTATAGAAAATTAAAAATTAAAAATTCACCTGGATTCCTCTTCAAAATAGACAATAATATTAACAACCAAATCAATATTTCAATTGAAAATATTGATAATGTTAGATACATTTACTTTATTAAATTATACATCGACTCAATCTTTAAAATGTCTTTTAATACTATTAACACTATTAAAGATATTAATTTATCCATTTGTAAAACAAGCAAAAAAAAAGAAGAACAATTTGCCGTAGATATTGTTCCTGATGAAATTACTGTTGATTTAAATCAAAAAAACATTGGTAATGTTCTCAATACCCCATTATTAATTGATCTTGATGATGCTATTGATATTGCTAGTTCAATTGACGATGATGAAACAGGTAAAGACCTATTAGATATTTTGCTTGATGATGATGACGATGATGATGATGATGATGATGATGATGATGATGATGATGATGATGATGGTGATGGTCGCAAAAAAGAAGTAGATGTTTCTGAAAAAGAAGACTTAGAAATTGAAGCTGATAATGATACAATTAAACCTCAAAAACTTAAAGATTTTACCCCAAAAGATATTCAAATTAATGTTGAAGAAGAAGAAGATGATGAAGATCAAGATGAAGATGAAGATCAAGATGAAGATGAAGATAAAGATGAAGATGAAGAACAAGAAGAACTACTTCACTATGAAGAAGAAGCAAAACAGGAAATTCTAAAAGAAGAAGAAGATAAATTAAAAAAATTTAAAGAATCTACAAGAGGTAATCCTATTTTAAATAAATTAGAAAAATTACAACCAGGATTATTTAAGGTTAAAACTTACAAACCTAATCTTGCTAAGGAAGATACTAATAAAAATTATGTCAGTTATTCAAGATTATGTCAGTCTGCTCGCCAACCAGTAATTCTTAATGAAGAAGAAAAACAAAAAGTTTTAGTTGATAATCCTAAATATACATCTAATGATATTTTAGAATATTCTACTAACTCTGCTGATAAATATTATTATATATGTCCTAAATTTTGGGACCTAGATAAAAATTCTACTTTAACACAGCAACAAGTTGAATCTGGTGATTATGGAACTATTTACTCAAAAGGAACAGGTAATATATATAAATTCGAAAATAAAAATAGAGAACCTGCTTTTTTAAAAGATACTGTAGCAGATGAATTTGGTAATGAATTTTGTTTACCTTGTTGTTTTAGTAAATTAAAAAAACCAAATGAAGAAAAAGGTAATCGTACATGCAATATTACTAGTAAAGTCATCAAACAAGGAGATATTAAATATATCATTAGATCTGATAAATTTCCCTTAGAACAATATAAAGTTGGACATCTACCTATTAATGTTAAAAAATTTTTACAATTTGATTCTGATGATTGTATTAATCCTGATAATAATAATTTAAAATATAAATATACTTGTTTACTAAGATATGGAGTTCAAAATGATAAAAATAATTCATTTTTAGCATGTATTGCAGATGCTTATTCCAAAGAAATATTAAAAACAAACAAAACTATTTCCATAAACCAAATGAAAAATATTTTAATTAAATCATTAACTATTGATAATTTTATTACTTATAATAATGCTAATTTAATCCAAATATTTTTAAATAAAAATATTACTGAACAAATATTAGACTCATTTGATATTGCACAATTTGAAAATAATAGTATTTTTTACAATAAATTAGACAAAACTAATTATAATCATATAAATTTATATAAGAGAATACTTATCTCTTTTGAAAATTTTAAACTATATTTAAAAGGTAATAATTATTTAATTGATTATACATATTTATGGGATATTGTTTGTAAACCTAATCCATTATTATTTCCTAATGGAATTAATTTAATTATATTAGATATAACAAGTTATGATTTAACTGATAATATTAAAGTAATTTGTCCTAAACAAAATTATTCTAATGAATTTGTAGATGATAGCAAAAAAAATCTTATTTTATTAATGAAAGAACAATATTTTGAACCACTTTACTTAATAAAAACAGAAGTAACTGATATAATTACTCCATTAATTTCTTTCGCATCTAAATCTAGTGAAACCAGATTAAATGAATTTAAAAAAGTTCTTAATTTTATTAAAGAAGATCTAAATAATAGTTGTATGGAAAATGATTCTAAAAATATTAAATTTAAAAAAAATATTTCACTGGAAAATATAGTTAATATATTACATAAATTAGGTTATGAAATCAATTTTCAAGTTATGGATTATGAAAATAAAGTTATTGCTGTTATTGTAAGCAATCATATTGATTATCCAGCATATAGGTACATTCCTTGTTATCCATCAAAAATTTATGATTTTTATGAAATTCCAATTAAATTTATAGATGAATTAACAGAAGAATTTTTTACTGATTATAATTCAACTAAAGAATTTTTAGAACTTATATATGATTCAACTAATCAAATTATACAATGTAAACCTTTTTATAAAATCATTGATAATGATTTAATTATAGGCATTTTGACTAATGCTAATCAGTTTGTAATGATTAATAAGCCTGAAGTATATGTAAAAGATGATTTACCAGAACTTTCAGATAAAAATTATTTATTTACAGATAACATTATACAAAATAAATTCAATGTTGATGAAGAAAGAAAACAAATGATTAATAATATAAAATTAGAATCTGGATTTTATAATTCTTTTAGAAATACTATTTTAAAACTTCTTTCTGAATATAGAAATTACAAATTTAATGTTAAATTGCAAGATATAATTAAAAACAATGCTCTTATTTATTTCGACAAATTAAAACTTATACGTGATGAATTAGAAATTCTCGCCCAAGATTATATTATTTTTGCAGAATATGATCCTAATATACTTTCTAATATTAAAAATTTCTCTTTATGTATGAACAATACATCTTGTGATACTAATTTCTGTATGATTAACACTAGTACTAATATTTGTAATCTTATTATTCCCAAATTAAATTTAATAACAAATGATGATAATTATAGTATTTATTTTACTAAACTTTCTGATGAATTTACACGCTATAATAAAACAAAAATGCTATTATTTAATTCATCTAATTTTATTTCATTTAACAACATAAAATATAATATTAATGAAAATGAAGTTATTTTAATGGAATCTGTATTAGCTGAGGAAATAAAATCTACGGGATTACAAATTAAAGACCCCTATTCTAATTATACTACATTTGATACTTATAATATTAAATATTCTAGTGATGTTAATAAAGTTGATACTTCTAAAATTGCTACAGAATATCATGATTTTGATTTAGATAAAATACAAGCTGATGAAAAAATTGTTTTAAAATTACCAAAAGAACAAGTTAAAAAAATTAGATTATTAGAAAAAAAATATTTACAAGAAAAACAAATAGAAAAAGGATTACCAGATTTAGAAGAAGAAGATTTATCTCCAATTGAAGAATTTCCACCTGAAATACAAGCTAGTAAAGATGCTAATATTGAAGAATCAATTAATGAATATGTTAAATCTATTGAATGTAAACATAAAAAAAATCTTATTAAAGAATTAGATTTAAGTAAATTATTTATTAATAAATTACATGAATTTTATTTTGATATAGATTCTAATAAACTTTGTTCTTTTGAATTATTATTATTTATTTTGAAAGATTATTATTCTAAATCTTCAGAATTAAAGTTATCTGAACTTAATATATTAGATTTAAAAAATTTATTAATTGAAGAATATTTTACTAATGAATATACTGAAGCCTTCATTTTAAGTAATTTACAAATTAATAAAAAACTTGTTCAAAATCCATCTTCTATAGGAAGTATAATTAAAACTAAATTAAAAACTTCTCCATTTTTAAAAACACCTGAATTTAAACTATTATTATCTCAATTAATAGATAGTCCCGATTTTTTTATTACTTATATAGATATTTATTTAATAGCTAAAAAATTTAGCTTACCTATTATTTTAATATGTAACAGTATTATTAATTTATCAATAACTGAAAAAACATTTATTATTTTAAATAAAAATACTCAAAACAATAATTATTATTTTATTAAAGTACCTAGTAGTTATCATAGAGGTTTGAAAAATTATAAATTATTATATTTCAATAACTCTATTACTATTAATATTAAAGATGATTTAGTTGATAGTGATAAACTACAACTTAAAACAGAAATTTTATTAGAATTAGAAAACTATAAAGATTTAATTTTGAATGCAATTATTAATTATGATTCTAAAAAAATAACTCCAAAAAATAAAAAACTTCTTAAAAAATTAAAATAGTAACATATATGTTTTCTTTAATATAAATAAATTACTATAACAGTTTATTAAAAAAATATTTACAATTATTAATTTATAAAATATTTTATATAGTTTACTATTTTCACATATATCATTTAATTTAAAAATATTTAATTTTATTCTTTCTTTTAATAAAATTGTTTTTTTAATTTTACTATCATATATTACTTCTTCATTATTTGTTCTTTCATTATTTGTTTCTTCATTATTTGTTTCTTCATTATTTGTTTCTTCATTATTTGTTTCTTCATTATTTATTTCTTCATTATTTATTTCTTCATTATTTGTTTCTTCATTTTCTATATTAGCTTCTGAATTATTAATATAACTATAACTATTACTTCTTTGATAATTTAAAATTACATCAATATTATTTATAATTCTATAATCATTATTTTCTCTTGATATTATTATTTCTATTTTATCATTTATTCTTTTCACTATATCGCTTATATTTAAATTACTTACTATATTATCATCTATAAATAAAATTTTTTTATGATATAAGTAAGCCATAACTAATTTTATTTTATAGGTAATAAAGTTTTTTGAATTATTACATTTATAATAATAAATTAAACATAAATAATTAAATATTATTTCATTATAATTATCACTTAAAACACTTAAATCCAAATTATAAAATTTGTTTTTAAATACTGCACATAAATATCGTATTACAATTTTATCAAAATGTTTTGTTAAAAAATCGCAAAATATTATATTACTTTTTAAAAGATACTTATACTTTGTTTCATTATCTAAAGAATTTGTATAATTTTTTATTGAATTTAAAGTTAAATAATTTTCATGTAATAAAAATACATCTCTTAATTCAAAATTTGAATCATAAAACATTTGATAATATGTCGGTATTTTATATTTATGATTTTTACAATACATGTAAAAATTATACAAAATATGTTTTTTAAATGGAATATTTGTATATGGATTTTTTATTTCTAATGGAGTTAAAAAATTATTTGTTATCATCGCACCTGTATTTTCTGAATCATAGTTTAATAAACTATTTTTAATTATTTTTATCAAATCTTCATAAGTAAATTTATAGATAAATTTATCAATATATGTATTAAATGTTAATTTATTATCTATTTTATTTCCTAATAAATCTTCATCATTATAAATTTTTACACATTTATATTTTAATTTATTACAAAATGTTCTTACTAAATTATATATTTTTTGTGATCTCATAAAAATATTTACTTCATTTTTATGATTTAAAGAACATTTATATTTATAATATTTATATTTTGTATAAAGATTTACTATATTTGCAGTTAATTTTAATTCTTTCGCTTTATTTACTTGTATATCACTGTCTATTATATTAAATGTTAAAATTTGATAAAAAATAGTTTCTTCCATATTATATTATCATCTTAATAAATTTTTATATTTTTATTAAATTTATTAAGAATATATTATTTATTATTTTTTTATTTTTTATTTTTATTTTTATTTTTTATTTTTATTTTTATTTTTTATTTTTATTTTTATTTTTTAAAAATCTAAATCATAATCATCGCTTGTTCCCATTTTAACTCCTTTCATATTTGATACCATAGACTCTATATTTAGATTATTTTTTGAACATTCTCCAAATTCATCTGTTTCATCTAATTCTTTTAATATGTCTTCTTCTTCATATTTTTCTTCCTCTTCTTCCACCTTAATTTCAGACATTTTATCCATATTTACTAACAATTTAAAACTACTTGTTCCAAAATATCCTTCTTGGCCACACATTATATTTGATGATACACCTTTCATTATATCTAATTCTCCGTGTTTTGCTGCTTTTAAAAACATTTCTGGTGTTTCTTCAAAAGAAGCTTTTGCAATTGGACCAATATCATCATTATTTATTCCATGTCTAAAAATTGATACCATCTTATCATTACAACACATTCTATCCGCTAACATTGTTAAATGATGGTAATTAATATATGCACCATCAAATTCAATTGCTTCTGAAAATTCATCAAATATCGCTTGTCTCGCTGCTTCAACACCTAATACATTATAAATTTCAATTATATCATTACTTATTGTTTTTGTTTTATCAATAAAATCTAATGCTAATATATCTAATAAATTTGTTCCAACTGTATCTAATACCCATAACTCTTTCTTTATATATTTTAAATCTACTTCTTCAAAATTATCTGTTATCTTTCTTAGTAAAACCTTTTTAATATTTTTTATACCTCGTAATACTAAACTATTTAATAACTCATCTTGTAAATTCTTTAACATATAAATTTCATCCGATTGATCTAAACTTTCTGATAAATTCTTTGCATTCCTTTTCTTTGCATTTTGAATACTTTTATTAATTCTAATTCTAAAAATTATTTTTTCTGAATTATAATCATTATACATACAAGATATATTATTATATGAATTGGTTAAAGCAAAATGCACGTCTTCCATAGTAATATTTTTATCTAACATTTCAATCTTATTCATACTTAATCTAATTATCCATTTTGATTTTTCTTTTGATTCGTCTAAATCTGTTTTACATTCATCTAATAATTCTTCAAATTCTTTATATTCTTGCATCAATACTTCATCATCTTTTATTAATGTATTTAAATCATCCGGATCAAAACAAATTTCACAACTTTCTGTAATCTCTCTTAGTTTTGTATATTCTAAACTATTTATATGTTCTTTTGATTTATTTTGATCATATTTATCATTTTCATTTAAATAAATTGTACAAGATGGATTTTTTGGATTTTCTGATAAAGATAAAATTTCTTCAATTCGTGGAACTCCACGAGTTACATTTGATTTTGACGCCACACCTGCAAAATGGAAAGTATTTAAAGTTAGCTGTGTTGTTGGCTCACCTATACTTTGTGCCGCAATCATACCTACCATTTCTCCCGGTGCAATAATTGATTTTTTGTAACTATTATTTATTGTTAACAACAATACTTCTAGTGATTTTTTTGTTAATTTTTTATGCATAATTAATTCTTTCGGACTTAAATAATAATAATACAATACTTTAAATAAATCATTCGGTTTATTATAATGTATTTTATTTAATAATTCTAAATTATTTTCTATCATTTGAAACACCTCCAATGGCGTTACATCTACTATCACATTTTCTTCCTGATTTCCCGCAATATTATTTATAATATTTACAAATGAAACAGGAAGATTCACACTTCCTTTAAATATATTCTTTAATACTTTTTCCACTATTAATTTACGCGAATCAATTATATAATCAATATATTCTTTACATTTTTTATCCATTTCTGTTTTTTGTTTCTTAAATCTATTATATGCCTGTTTCGTATATAATGTCGTATATACTGAATCTTTTGTTTTATCATTAGGCATCTGATAATGACCATATATTTCTTCAATACTCATTGTTATGAATCCCAAGCCTTGAGATTCCACTTTTACTGGATCAAAACCATCATCACCATAACTATATTGAATTATCTTATTCTTATTATTTCTTACAGTCATATCATATCCAATTACTAAATCTTCTAAACTTTTAATTAATCGACGCTGAATATAACCAGTTGCTGATGTCTTTACTGCTGTATCAATCAAACCAACACGACCACCCATTGCATGAAAGAATAATTCTTCTGGTCTTAACCCCCCAATAAATGAACTTTCAACAAATCCACGCGCCTCAGGAGAATCATCAAATTTTGTAAAATGTGGTAATGTTCTATTTTCAAAACCATATGGAATACGTTTTCCATCCACATTTTGCTGGCCTAAACAAGAAATCATCTGAGAAATATTTAAATCACTACCTTTTGAACCCGCATTTACCATGGTAACAAATCTATTATTTGAATCTAAATTTGTTCTTCCTAATTTACCCGCTTCAAAAGATGCCTTATTTAATATATTATTTACACGAGTCTCAAACTCTTCCACATTTGATTTTCCTGTTTTATTATCAAAAATTCCTAAGTGTGTTTCATCAATTAATGATTTAACTTCCATCTTCTTTTTTGTAATTACATCTACAATTTTCTCAATAGTATCACTATCAGCTATTAAATCACTAATTCCAACACTATAACCATGAATTTTCATATATTCCGTAACTATATTTTGTAAATCATCTATAAATTCTTGTGATGCATCTACTCCAAAATCATTATAAATTCTTTGTAATAACCCACGAGTTGTATCACCTAAAATACCTTTCTCAATATGACCACGCGCTAATATTCCATTATTTAATTCAAATACATTATTTGATGTGGTATAATCTTCATCATCTTTAAATTTTTTTGTTTTGTATTTTAAACTAAATTTTGGAAAAATCTGAGTTAATATTTTAAAACTTGAAATATTCGCATTTGTAAAATCTATCGTATTTACATCTATCTTTTTACAATGCATTAACAAATTCATTGCTGTTCGCGGATCAAAATTTATACCACTTCGCGTAAATAAATATACACTCAATAGTGAATCTTGGAAAATACCAACAATTGATTTATTATTTGCTGGACTTATTATATTATTCTTTACTACTGCCAATAATTTTAATTCTATTTCTGATTCTTCGTCTTGAGGCATATGTAAATTCATCTCATCACCATCAAAATCTGCATTATATGGCTTCGTGTCTGCTACATTCATTCTAAATGTATCACCTCTCATCATAACATGAGCAATATGACACATCATAGACATTCTATGTAATGTTGGTTGACGATTAAATAATACAGCATCACCATTCAAAATATGACGATGAACTTTATCTCCTTCTTCTAATTTTATTGACTCTCTATCAACATATCTTAAACTAATACAATCTCCATTTTTCTTCTCATATATCTTTGCTCCTGGATATACATCTGGACCATTTAATACAAATTTCATCAAGTAATTCTTATTTCTTGCATTAACTGTAATTGGCTTTGTTAAATTTTTCGCAATTTTTAGCGGAACACCTAACTCACTAATTGATAAATTTGGATCTGGGGTAATTACTGAACGTGCACTAAAATCTACACGTTTTCCCATTAAATTTCCTCTTACACGTCCACCTTTACCATTTAATCTATCTTTTATTGCTTTTAATGGCCTTCCTGATCTCTGCGCTACTGCTGCTACTCCTGGAATCTTATTATCTACCATAGTCGCGACATAATATTGTAAAACTGTCGACCAATCATCTATTACATTTGCATTCGCATTTTGTTCTATCTTCTCTTGAAGTGTTTTATTTGCTTTTATTATATTTACTATAATATGAGTTAAATCATCTTCACTTCTTTGCTGTGAATCATGTTTTACAGATGGACGAACCGCGGGCGGTGGTACAGCCATCGTCTGGCATACCATCCATTCTGGACGAGACCATATTGGACTAAATCCCATAAAATTAACATCCTCATCCGAAATCTTTCTTAGAATTTTGATTACCAATTCTGGAATCAATTTCATAACTAATGTTCCATCTTCTTTCGCAAATTCATAATTTTTTATTTCTTCATCCTTATTACTCCATTCAGCAATTAATGTAGCCAACCCTTCTTTCTTTAATTTTGGTTGTAAACAACCACATCCATTATGAGAACATTCACCACATCGTTTCTTTTTACTTGCTAATGCAAATACTTTATTCCATCTTTCATCTGCATTATACTTTAACAAATATGAATATTTTTCCTTATTTATTAATAATTTACTACATTTTATACATACACATCTTAAAATTTTCATTAATGTAGTTAAATATTGAATGTAAAATACTGGTCGTGCTAAATTTATATGACCAAAATATCCTGGAGTTTGAATATAATCCAAACCATCTGTAGGACATATAAATCCTGGCTCTAAAATACCCATTCGAGGATCAAATAATCCTCCCAAAACTGGCTTATTATTAATATAAGTGTCCCTATTTACTATTTCTGCCACTGAACTTTTTTGTATCTCATGAGGACTTAATATGCTAAATTGAATACCAATAATTTTTGAAGGTTTTTTTGGTTTATTGGTTTCATGACTAGTCATACTACTATATTATAAATAATATATATTTAAATTCATTTCAATTTTTATATTATATTGTTACTTTTATTTTTCATTTTATTACTTTATTTTTTCATATTATTACTTTTATTTTTCATTTTTTTAAAATTGATTTGTTAAATTTTTTTATTTTATATATTATATCATCTATGTCTACGTTTTCTCATAAACATACTACTCGCCTTAAAACTGGAGCATTAAAACGTAAATACCTCAAAGAAAATTATTCCGATGCATCTTCTAATGATTCTTCGTCTGGTTCTGATTTTGACAGCGATGATGATTCATCTGTTGATTCAGATGATATGATAAATAATAAAAATCTAGAAAATAAAATTTTAGCTAAAGATAAATTACAATATTATCAATTTTTAAACAAAATATTTCCATCTAATTACAGTAAATCTAAAATTAATAAAATTAAACGACAACGTCTTCAAAATTCACCAAAAACTAAAAGAAATCTTCATAAAAAATCAAGCAAATCTATTCTATCATATAATGATAATAGTGAAAATGAAAACGAAGAAGAAAATTACTCTAATTCTTTACTTAAATATGAAGGATTAAAAAAATTATTTGAAAATGATAACAATAATAATAATAAAAATATTAATATTATTTTGAATATGAAAAACGGTAAAAATAATATCTTTAACTACGAAAACCCATCTTCACAATTACAAAATGATTTTCAATTATATTATCAAGATGATGAAGACGAAGATGAAGATGATGATGAAGATGATGATGAAGACGATGATGAATACGATGATGAAGACGATGATGAAGACGGAGATAAAGACGATGATGAAGTCGGTGATGAAGATGAAGAACTTCATGAAAATAATAATGATTATCATGATAATAAGGATTATAATCTTATTAAAAAAAAAAATAAGAAAAAAAAATATAGTGATAATATGGAATACGACAAAGATAATACTCTAGTTCCTCCTCCTAAAAATGTTTCTACCAAAAATTATAGAAAATTCTCTAAAATTTTAACAGAAGAAGATAAAGAATCTGAATACTTTAAAAAACAAATGTCTATTAAAGACCAAGAAACCGCAATTGAAAAATTAAAAGTTATTAAAAATCTTACATCAATTGAAACGCCTTATCTTATTCATTTAATTAATATCGACATTCCCGATATATATAAAGCTTGTGCTTTAAAAAAAATTAATATGCTTCGTGAAATGACTGGAGGCTTCGGGAATAGCGAATACTATAAAATTAAATCATGGGTTGATGCGTTTATTAAAATACCATTTAATAAATACAACAATCTCCCTATTACATTTGCTGATGGAATTGAAAAATGCCACTCTTTTATGCAAAATGCTAAACATACTCTTGATAGTGTTGTTTATGGCCTCGATGATGCTAAAATTCAAATTATGCAACTTATTGGTTTATGGTTAGTCAATCCTAATGCTGTTGGTACTGCTATTGCTATTAAAGGACCAATGGGAACTGGTAAAACTACTTTAATTAAAGATGGTATTAGTAAAATATTAAATAGACCTTTTGCTTTAGTTGCTCTTGGTGGATGTGCAGATAGCGGATTTCTTGATGGACATGATTATACATATGAAGGTAGTAAATATGGTAAAATTATTGATATTATTATTCAAGCTGGCTGTATGAATCCAATTATTTTATTTGATGAACTTGATAAAATTAGTGATACTCCTAAAGGTGAAGAAATTGCTGGAGTTTTAACACATCTTACTGATGTCACTCAAAATTCTCATTTTGCTGATAAATATATGTCTGAAATTAGTTTAGATATGTCTAAAGCACTTTACATTTTTAGTTATAATGATGAATCTAGAGTTAATTCTATTCTAAAAGACCGGATGTATAAAATTGAAACTAATGGATATAAAGTTAAAGAAAAACTTGTAATTTGTAAAGATTATTTACTTCCTAAAATTTACGAACAAGCAAAATTTAAAAAAGAAGATATTATATTTACTGATGAAATATTAGAATACATTATTAAAGATTTTACTGAAAATGAATCTGGTGTAAGGAATCTCAAACGATGCTTAGAAATTATTTACACTAAATTAAATTTATACCGACTCATGAAACCCGAAGAAAATATATTTGAAACTTCACTTAAAATCGATAAAAAAGTAGAATTTCCATTTCAACTTAAACAAGAAATTGTTGATAAATTACTTAATCGTTCTAATAAAAATGATGTTCCCTTTGGAATGTATAATTAATTATCTTCATACAACCAACTATAATAATATCTTTCATTTGATGAATTTTTTAAATTCGAAAATTTAAAAAATACCATCGCATCATTTGTCATCTTTACTAATTCTTCTTTAAAATGAACTATTTTATGTGTATCTAATACATCTTCCATCATATAATTTGGATTTTGAATTATTAAATGTGTTTGAAATTCTCTCAATTCAGGTATCAACTCAAAAGAACCTATATAATATGGACCATGCATTAATCGTGTATCACTTGGAAAATAACCTATGTAAAAATATTTTTTTGTTTCATTTTCTCGAGCAAAATCTCTCATTAAAAACATATCTTGATACATAAATTTTGGAAAACTATCACCATAACTTACCATATCATGAATCCAATTTTTTGCCCATTCTATTGTCGCTATATTATTTAATAATTCTAAATCTTTTGATGTTGGCTCTATATTATCGTAAGATTCTCTTATTCTTCTCTCCTTTTCTTCTGCTTGTTTAAAATATTTTAATACTTCTTCTTCATCTTTAGCTTTTTTATTTTTTAAAAATTCCTCAAATGATGGAAATTTATATTCTTCTTTTTCTTCTGAATTATCTAAATCTAATACCCACATATCTTCCTCTTCATCATAATCTACTGATTTAATATTTGCTAATGAAGAATTAAATGTATCATTATTTAAAAAATTCTCTTTCATAGAAACTATATTTGGAACTCTTAATTCCGTTATTCTATTTATTATTATATTAGGTAATGTATAACATATTGATAATTCTAGAAATAATAATATTAATTCCATTTCTATATTATTTTAACGTCAAATACATTTATATTTTATTTTATTAAATATAAATATATAAATATAATATTTATACTATTCATGATTTATGAAATTTTTTGGGTTTGGCTTTGACTTTTCTTTTTATTACATGCAAAAATAAAAATAATTTTTTAAAAATACAAAAATACAAAAATACAAATAAATTTTTATATTTAAAAAAAAATTGAATATATTTATTTTATATATTACTACTAATACTAATACAAATACTACTGCTATGTGGTCCGAAATTCTGGCTGCTAGTGAAAACCGCGATGGCGACGAATATGACGAACTCGGTCGTAATTATTCAGCTTGTCTTCGACGTCAAGCACTTCATCGATGGAAAGAAGTTACTCGTAAAGAGCGTAAGAAAACTAATTCAATTAATTAAATTATCTTGCTTGTAAATTTAATATTGAAAATATATAATTTTTACTTGTATCACTTAATGGTTCTGGATCTTTTTTTATGTATGTATTATGTTTTAAAAAAATTTCATCTTTATTACCTTTTAATGTATTGGTTGGAGAAAAAAACATATTTTTTAAATCAAATTCGCGAATAAATGATTCACTTGCTCTATTTGTGCCTCTTCTTTGTAAATAATGTTGTTGTTCTGGAGTTATACAAGGACAACCTTTATCATTTGAATAATGTGAATAATACATACAGCACTCTGGTAAAAATTTATTATGTTTAAAAAGTTCTTGTCCGCCTTTTACTTCGACATTTGGATACACCCCTAAATTATATTTATCTTTTTTAAATATTTCGCTTATTGATCCTACTATATTTTTTTCATAATTATTCAAAGCTAAATTATTAAAATTTTCATTATTTTTATTAGAATATTTTTCTTTTAATGGATTTTCTATTTTATTTTGTAATACAAATTTTTGAAATCTATAATATAATGTTATTATAATTAATATTACTAATTTATCGAATATTATAAGTAACAATATTATAGAAAAAATTATTTTAAAAACTTTATTTCCCCATAGTTTTTCTAGTAATCCCATTAAAATAATTAAATATTTTAAATAATAATTAATTATTTTTTTATTTAATCTTATTCACCTGCTTATTAGAAGAATCAGAGTTATCATGTATCATCATTAACTGACACTCGTGTTAATGTTCTTTCCAATATATCCCTAGACGCATTCATAAAAATCACATATAAACCTATAACTATAGTTAAAAATATTCCTAAAATTACTAGTAAAACCACTAATAGTGCTACTGGTACCCATGCCCAACAACCTGAACAAAAAACTGGACTAAATATTATTGCTATTATTAATACTCCTACTAAAAGAACTGCAACAAGTGAAAATGATAATGTTGTTGGTAAAACAAATGCTGTAAAAAATGATAGACCTATCATCGGAAAAATTAATTTTATTGAATCTACTACTAGTACTAGTTGGTAATAAACCACTGACATAAAACCCAATAGTGAACCTATAAAATTATTTATTTTACTAAATATTATTGAATTTTCCATTGCTATTCTCTGTAATATTATCATCATTTCTTCAAACAAACTTAGCAACCATTCATATAAATATCTAATATAAGTTAAAAATTGTGAAAACATACCTGATATAGCCGCAAACATTTTTAAAAAAATATTTGCTGTCGCATTTATTGGCTCTAACATATCAGATGCTAAATTTGATGTTAAACTATTTAAGCAATTTTTTAAATTATCTTCATTGAAACCTTCTCCTCCATTATTTATTGTTTTTGCAAAAGGCATATAAAATGGATTACACTTATTTTTTTCCCAATTTATTTTTTCTAAACTTATTCGAGAAGAAAAATATACATAAGCAACAACATATAGTACAAACAATATTGCTAATATTGTTATTACAATATCAAAATTATACATTTCAAAATATGATAATTTTTCAAAATAAATTTTTATTTTTTTTTGTAAATTTTTATCTTTTAATTCTTCCATATTAATATATAATTATAAATTTTTATTTATTCTACAATCACAAAACTTACTATTTTTATAAATATTTATGGTAAATTTATTCTGCTAATCTCAAAAATGCCCCCGGCATTTCATCCCATGCTTTTTCTCCTAACAGTAATCCTGATTGAATTGTATAATATAATACTGTTATTGCTGATGTTAATTTATTAATAGTATCTGATACTCCTATAAAAATTCCATTTGCATTATCTATAATATTATATAATCTTTGCTGTGCATCAGCTACAAAATTTCCCATATTACTATTTTGATCATTTCCATATAATTTTATTTCCTCAAACATATCTGTAAACATTGCTCCACTTTGTGCAAAGTAATTTAATGATGCATATATTGGTTCTAAAAATGAACTCATTAAATCTACTTGATTTAATTGCACACATTCATTAAAATTACTTACAATATCATGCCCAAATACATTCGCAAATGGCATTATTGATGGATTACATTTGTAATATTCCCAGTTATTTTTTATATTTGATATGCCTATACTGAATGCTAATACTGCATGTAATATACTAAAAATAAATATAATCACTACTGCACTTCCCAAATCTCCAAATATACTACTCATATTAAATTATATATGTATTATAAATATACAATTTTATTATATTAATAGTAATTATATTTCTTTTTTAACTATTTTTATATGGGTTATTAATTTTTTTGTATTAAATTGTTATTAAAATTACAAATTTTAACATAATTTATTTCTTTTTATCTAAGTTTTTATATTTTGGTATTGTTGTATTGCTTTATTCGTAGTAGAATTAGCTTTATGAATTCCTAGGTTCGGATTAATTCCCGCTGTAATATACGTTTTTTGCGTTCGATTTCCCATTCCTTCTAAATTTGAAAATGGGAGTTTACTTTTTATAATGTTGTTTTTAACCTTTAAATCATTGAATTTTTTTTTTTTTTCCTCTTGATATTGATTGTCGCTTTTACTGATATTATCACGATTACTAGCTAACTTCTCACGTAGTTCAGCATAGTTCATCCCTTCTATTAAATTATAATTCCCGCAAATTAAAAATATTAATATAAATCCTATTAATAAATAAATTATAAACTTATAACTTTTACTATTTAAAATAAAGTTTAAACTTTTTTTTAAATTTACCATTTATATATAAAATTTTATTAAAATTTTTACAATAAATATATATTTATTATTTAAATATATATTTATTATTTAAATATATATTTATT